GGCAGATCATTGGTCAAACCCTATGATGGGGCCCAGGAAGATGCTCTGTAGGGCTGCCATGCCACCGTAGTCTGCGTTAATGCAGAGAAGCAGTAGTTCAGCCTGGTCCAGGACATAGGTTCGCTCACGTTCAAACCCTGGTATAATGTATGGTGCCCAGGTGTTGGGGTCGTTCTCGTCTACCTTGACCACACCTGACCATGGGCCTGCTATCTGACTCAGGGCATATTTGCCTCGTTCACCTACAGGGCTGTAGATGGCCATCATCATGCGGTTGTTGGGCTCGTCATACCATTGAGCCGTGACTCCTGACTCATGCTTCAGGAGAACTGTTGGTTTCAGCATCATCGCTGGTTCCTTTCTGTTTAGGGTTGGGGTTTCGCCAGGTGTAGCTTGTGGGCATACCTCGCTTTCTGAAGAATCGGTCACAGGCTTTGTCTAGTTTCGTGAAGAAGCCTAGCTCAAAGTAGTAACCGCCGCCTTCAAAGTCGGCTTGTGGTGTTGGCTCGTTATCCATTGAACGTCTGTTAATTTCTCTCTTGGGTATAGGTAGACAATGCGACCCTGTATGGGCTCCATGTGTTCAGGTTTCTCGACCTCTGAGGTTGGCGCTATGCCCACTATGGTGAACGTGTGGTCCTGGCACTCCACCAGGGCTAGAAAGTCCGTCTTATGGGCTTTCAGGTTCGCTATCAGGTTGCCTCCGATTACTGGGGTAGTCTTGATGTCCACTGTCCTGCCATCTAGCAGGGTCACATCGGCTATGCATGGCCCTGAACTGTCCAGGTCAGGCCACAGGTTGAAGGCCTTTGCAAAGGCTAGTTCACCTGCTACCCCATTGGTGTCGGCTGTTTCTCTGGCACCTGGAGACTCGTCCAGGTGCCCCATTTGGTCATTGGTCCTGGTTGGGCCAGTGACTGCTGTTCGCTCATGCGCTAAGTGCCTGGCTAGTGCCAGCTCTGATCGGCTCAGTGTTATGGTGATCATGGTCACGTATTCTCCCCAGGGTGTCAGTCACCTTGAGGAAAAGTGCTTCTATGCCATCGCTATTGATGATGGTGGCATCTGCCAGAACCTCATCGACTGAGGTCTCTGAGATGTGGTTGTCTACCACTCCATCTAGCTCTGGCCTAATAAGTCTAATCACCTTGCCACCCTGGGAACGGACCCAGTCAGCCTCGAAAGGAAACCGTAGGTCATCGATGATGACCAGGTCTGCTGCCTGCTCTAGGTTCTTCACACGGGCCTTGAGTTGGTCAATGAACACGTTTCGCCCAAACTTAGCCTTGAGAGACTCTCCCAGGGCCTGCATGACTGGCCTGAGAACCTCCTTGGGTGTCTCGTCCAGGGGCCCGAATATGCGCTCCACATGCTCCTTGATAGGCCTGGCAAAACTGTCCCTGAATGCTATGCCTGGGTGATGGTTCCGAATGAATGTAGCCGCAGTTGTTTTGCCGCTCCTCTTTTTCCCTACTAATGCTATTAGTTCCATGGTCTCCCTTTCTTTGGCTCTTCTTCCTCTCCAAACTCAGCGTCCTCGGTGGCTATCATTGGTAGCGTGAACAGTAGCTTGCCTAACTCATCTACCGTTGTAGCCTGATACGTGACCCTGATGTTCATTCCCTCGATTGATTGATATTTAAGTGTGATTTCCATTTCAGAATGCTGGTTCAGATACTGTGACCTCCTTGTTCAGTGCCTCAAAGACACCGTTCCATTTAGTCCACTTCAGGCCTACCTTACCCTCTGGTCCAAACCTGCTCTTCCTGACAATCAGGTTGGTTAAGTCTGGGGCCTGCTCAATGTCTGGCTGATGAAGGAAGGCGACCATGTCGGAGTCTTGCTCAATGGAACCAGACTCTCTCAGGTCTGCCAACCTGGGCTCACTGTCGGGCCCTCTGGTCTCAATCTGCCTGTTGAGCTGTGAGAGGACCAGGAACGGTCTCTGGGTCTCCATGGCTGCGCATTTAAGCTGCCTGGAGATGTGCCCTACCTCGTTGACCCGGCTATCAAACCGCTTCCCACTGTGAATAAGTTGGATGTAATCGACGATGAACAGGTCCACATTCTGCTCCTTCACAAGCCTCCTGGCCTGGGCCCTAATAGCTGACACAGTCAGGCCTACGTTGTCCTCGATGGTGATAGGCAGAGCCATGGCCTTCTTGGTGGCCTCAACCATGACCTCGATGCCTCCAGGGACATCTCCAGTCTCCATGTATTGCCTGACATCCAGGCCACTGCTGGCTGAGATGACCTTCCCGGCAATCTGGTTGAATGGCATCTCAAAAGACCAGTAGACGACCCTCTTGCCCTGGAGGGCAGCCTGAACAGCCAGGTAGATAGCGAAGCTCGTCTTACCCCTTCCTGGACGAGCTGCCAGGGTCACCAGCATGTTCTCCTCCATCCTGAACAACCGGTCTACTGATGGCATGCCTGTAGGCACCCCTTTGTTTGGCAAGCCGTTTGGCCAGGCAGAGCCCATGGTGTCCAGGACCTCTGACCAACCCTGGCTCTGGCTACGCAGAGTCGAGGCATTAGTTGTGACCTCGAAGAACTTCGACTCCATGTCCGAAAGAATGTCAGGAGTAGGAACATCTGGGTCATTCACTTTGGTAATGCCGTCGTAGTATCTGAGAAAGACACGACGCCGAACCTCCATGTCCTTTAACCTAGGAAGCCAGTAGCTATAGTTGCTGTGAGTGGGTGCCCTGTCTATTGCATCCATTAGCCACATAGGGCCCTCTCCAACCTCTCTGGCTACGTTGACCTCATTAATCTCCAAAGATGCCTCAGAGAGGCTCTCAAGGGCCTTCCAGGCCTTTCTGGTGACCTCATAATGGAACAGGTCCAAGGAGGCACCCGCATTGACTGCGTTCTCATAGGCACCCAAGACACAACAACCAATGAAAGCCTTCTCAGCTTTCTCGTCAGCAGGTATCTCCAGGGGGAGAGCCATCACTGACTGTTCTCTGATTTTCTTCTCGGCTAACCAGGTAGCCTTCTTGCTTTCAATGATGTCAGCCATTGGAAGCCTCCCTCCATCTACGCTCCTCCATGGTAGGGCCAGAACCCCTCATAGATTTACCTGCTTGATAGATCAGAGAATAGGCCTCTGATATTCTATTAGTTCTGTTGATTAGTTCTTGATTAGTTCCTTGATTAGTTAGTGTCCCCGAAATGCGACACCTGGTGTCCCTAGAATGAGACACTACGTGTCCCTCAGATGCGACATTAGGTGTCCCTGATTTGAGACACTTCCGCTGAATTGGTTTACCTGAATCAGTCACTTTGAGAGATCGTTTCCTGCCCTTCCAGGACATGGTCACCCAGCCGTGAGAGACTAGGCTGTTGAGGTGACGGTAAAAACTGTCCTTGGAGATGCCCAGGGCTTGGGCGATGGACCTCTTATTCTCCCAGCAGTCGCCCCTCATAGCAATGAAGCAGTAGATGGAGAGTTCCTGGGGGTTAAACTTCTGCTCGAAGAGCCAGGCTGGAATGAATGGTGTCTTCATTGTCGGCCCTCCCATGCTAGTGCGTAGAACTCTCTGTCGTAGTTCTCACTGTCATATCTCAGAGTTGGCTCAAACAGGTCCAAAAGGGACCTGACAGGAATCGAGCGCATTCTTTTGAGCTTCCTGCGAATGTAGGAGGTCCTGTCCTTCACAGGAGGCATTCCAACTTCGTCGTAGATTTCAGCTATCTCTTCAATACTGTGGCCATCGCACCAGTGGTGAAACACCAGGCAGCATTCCTCTGCATCAAACTTCCTCATGATACCAAGCCGGGTTAAGGACGATGCTGCCATAGCCTTGCCATGAACTTTACCGTGACAATCAGTGCAAAGAGGCACTGTAGCGGTTCCTCCCATAGACTTAGGCACAACATGGTGGTCATGCTCGGATGGTCGTCCACATTCAGCGCATTCAGGCCTCATTGTCGGCCCTCTTCGCAGAACAAGTTTTCTGTCGGTCATTTTCGCAACACTTTCATTTTTATGATTTCAATTAACTCCTGCCCTGGCTTGCCACAGGACCTGAGACCCTGGAGGAAGCTCTTGAGCTTTCCAGGGTCCCTTTCCCCGCCATCGATCACGGCTTTGACATAAGCGACGTAGCGGGGGGTCTCTGTTGGGTCGTGGCTGACCGTGCAGGGGTGAGCCTCTGGCAGTTTGGTGCCTTCGGGAGGGAACCAGACCTCTTTGACCTGGAACCTCCTGGCAAACTCCTGAAGGAACCCAGGGAGCTTGTGGTAGGCATTACGTGCCAGAATTCGTTTCTCAAACTGCATTAAACAGGTTGAGGGTTAATGGTTCACTTGGGGTGTAACTCGGCCAGACATCCAGCTCCACGCAGGAGGTGAGCTTTTTGTAAGCCTCGTCCAGCTCGACGTTGGCCATCTGCATGTCGTGAGGTGAGAACCTGTAGACCGCAGCCGTGTAGGGTGCCTCAGTCTCAACCACTGCCCATAGCCAATCGGTGATGGGGTAGCCTGCCTTCTGGCAGATGCGCTGGTAGTTCGCCTGCTGCCAGTGATACTTCAACCTCCTGGAGGTGTAGGTGAATTCCTTTGGACTGCTACCGCCCTTCCTGGTGGTCTTGATGTCAATGACCCGGCGCTCTCTGCCTGCACTCAGCAGGCAGTCGATTCGGCACTTCACATCGATACCCTTAACCAGGTTCTTTGCGAACACACTAACCTCGGTCTCACCTC